GCAGTTCTAGACGCTTCAATTGCTGTCCTATCTCTCAAAAATGCATCTCTTGAGAATGCTGCTCCACCCCTAGCAGCAGTTTGAAGTCCCTCTATTTCTGAAAGGAGTTGGATTTGTTTCTGCATTTCCGCAGTAATAAGCTTCTCTTCTCCTAGCCATTTCTGTGTTTTAGCAATAGGGATAAACTCCCCACTTGACAACTGTAATCCTGTAATAGCAGTTGTTTTAATAGAATTTTCTAATTGATCATATTCTGTTCTCAATCTATTAACAATTGATCCCTGCTGTTTTAAATTACCCAGAACATCTCTTTGCGGAACACCCCTACTATCAAGAACAGGGTAGGTTTTAAGTCCTAGTAAATCAGTAAAATACTGCTTATAAGTGTCATTTGAACGCCGCACAAAATCATCCGCTTGCCTAGATGTATTGGCAAAAAATTCTCTTAATCCCGGCGCTGTGCCTATTACACGGATTTCTAATTGTCCGGCCATTATATCATTCCACTTCCTCTAAATCCAAATCTATAAATTCCTTTGAGCGTTCTTCCTTTCGTTCAAATGCCTCGTCAAGAAATCTTTCTAACTTATAGGGTTTATTCCACAAATCTCTCGGCGGTTGCTTATCTTTTGGTAAGTTATTAAACGAGTTAATTCTTTCTCTATATAAAATTGCAAACGATATAGGATATGGCATATCATCTGCGCTTCGAATTCCTTCTATCACGGGCAGTCCCAGAGTCTTTGCTACTGATAGGGCAATCCCCCAAGAACTACCCTCGGCTAGTTTTTTATATCTTCTAGCCCTGCTTCTAGTCTACGATATTCTTCACGTAAATATTCCTTAAGACGTGCATTTAGGTTCTGGAATTCTTCTACTGAGGTAAATTCTCTTAGTGTGTATTCCTCATCTTGGTAAACTGCGCGCCAAACCTTTTCATCAATGAGTGTATCAAGATACATTTGAATTGACAGAACGACAATAACTTCCTGCTTGGCTAGTTCAATCAATTCTTCTAGTGGTTTAGCATCCAACTCAACACGAAGAACCTCTTCCCTTGTCTTTACATATTGCTCTAATTCGGCTCGATATTCTTTATCGATATCTAGCGCCATCTTATCCAACTTTTCTAATTCCTCTAAAGTTGGAGCATCAGGATCGCGTGCTACGTCCTCAATCTTTGGTAGTTCAGGTACAGTCACATTCGATAGGGCTTCACCTGTCCAGTTAGCACCGCGCCCCTGTACAATCATTTCAATACACTGCTCTTTCGTCGCATTATCAAAAATGGCAACATTCGAAATATAGTCCTCAGACCCAGCAACAGATAGGGCTACCCTCCTAGAAGCAGAAGCGTATCTTGCTTTTAGAGAGGCGTCTTCAAAATCTTTATCTCCTATTACCCGCATATATACAACAATTGGATTGCCTTCCTCATCCTTTGCGGCCAGTCCCCGCTCATCCTTGATCCTGATTACCTTTTTCCATTTCAATAAGTTTGTTAACTTTCCCAATTCCTTTTCCTCCATTCTAATAAAAAAGAAGGGGATAGCCCCAAAGATGAGACTATCCCCTTAGATGTAACGTTTGCTACATACCCTAACGTAGTGCTAGTTAAATTTTAGTATACTCCTGCCCCACTCATTACATATAGTTCTCCTGTTGCAGAACTCCATGAGAATGTTTCTTCCATCGATGCATTAACTGAAGAAGAATCTCCCTCTGAGTTAATGGTAATCTGTGGAACATAGTAGGTAAGAAGTGTTTCGCTTGGATTCGATGGGTTCTTTAGACTAATCTTCAATGGTAGGGTAGTCTTTGCATACTCCATATCATTTTCAACTGGTCCTGCTCCTGCGGCATAGCCCTCAAGAATTCCTAGAAGATCGTTGTCTGTCTTTAGAACAGTAATATCTCCTGTAACATCGGGGATACCTGTTTCTACTCCAACCGGCTTTCCAAGTCCACCCATTTCAAGGATCGATTCTGATGCAAGTGCGGCCCTGATTGTAGCACTCTGTACTCTAGGAATACTATTTACAGCAATGCTAAGAGGAACGTACTTTCCTTGAATGGCTGCAACACTTGTATTATCAAGTGCATTAAACTGCTTTGTAGTTGGAGAGCAGTATGTTACCCAAACTGTATCTCCTGTACTTGTGCCTGTACCTGTGAAGTTAACATTTGCCCCAGTTACAGTGAAATCTGTTCCTTCATTAAGGAATACGTTGGATCGATCAGCAGACATTCGAAATGCATCAATAATGTATCCCGATGTTCGTGGTAGGAATGTTGGAGTATTTGCAAGTGTCTGTACTCCAGTTGCTGTTACAAGATCAAATGACTCATAATAAACTGGCTGTCGGAATTCTTTCTTCTGGTTGCTTGTAACTGTGTAGGTTACGGTTGAGTTATTTCTAACATCGAAAGAAGCGTCAAGCCCCGTTACAATTCCTCTTCTAACATATAACGCATTAACGATATTCTGTGTTGAACCATCTCTTATCTGTCCAATAACGTCTACGTTCATTAGGTCAGTAATTGATGCCCCCGATAGAGGGAAGGTGCTTGGAGTATATCCTGTTAAATACGAGAAGACACTGTGACTTACATCAAATGCCTCAATTGTAACAGTAACTTCAGGAATTTCCTGTGTTGCTCCTACGTGGAGTTTTCGTCCGATTTCATCGATATAGGTTGTAGGTATATTCATTGGCCAATCAAATCTTTGTACTCTGGCGGCAGCGAATAATCCCTTTGGTGCTGCAACTTGTGGTTGCAAGTCGCGTGAGTGTACTCTGGCGCGTCGTGCCATAATTATTTCCTCCTTTATGGGTTAACTATCTTATAATTTCCCTTCCTTTTCCGCTTGCCGCTCTTATTATGTATACGGCCCTAATTAATCATTTGGATAATGTATATCTAAGGTTGCCCTTACTATCCCCCGCCATCTAATAACCTTCGGCTTCTCATAATTTGGGGTCACAATCTGACCATAGATTGAATCAGAATTTTGGCATGTAATACTTCCAACGACTGCATTATTCTGCATCGGATCATTTATATAGAGAGCCATTGTATCTAAATAGTCCATAAGTATGTCTATTATCAAACTAACCTTTTCATCACTTTCCATATAAATATCAAATTGGATTACACGGTTAAAATATTTTTCTGTTGTGTCCCCCATCTGAAATGGCTTAGGCCCATTGGGTAGAAAATATAATGATATCAGTGGAGGAATAATCTGCTCACCAACGGCAAACCCTGAGTGTGTGGGAATGGCTCCCAATCCGTTGTTGGATAGAAGCGTTGAAATAGCAGCGGCGATTTCAGCAAGTTCTAAATTCTGTTTCATTAAAGTCATTTATTTCACCGCCCTATAATCTTTCTGAGCCTATAAATCTTCCTCCGGGTCCTCTGACTGGACGAACCGTTGGACGAGATTTAAATGCAGCCTCGCTACTATTAATTGTGTATGTAACCCGTTCAACTTCCCTAGCAAGTATCGCATAAAATTGCTGATATATCTCAGCCTGTACTGTTTCAACAATAGGAAAGGGTTGGATAAAAGGAGCAAACTCGCTTTGACCGTAGTTTAATAGTAGCCATTGTGGAGCAACACCCTTGCTACTCCATAGTGCTACTCTTGCAGCATAGGTATCATTAAGGTGTGCGCCACCGGGAATTCTTCCTCCCCAAGTTTCACTGATCGTTAACCAGAATGCGTAACGAGTTACAAGATCATTTTTAAGTGCCTGACCTTGATAGGGAAGTTCTACCCTGTCCCCATCCGCTAGCATTGCTTGGTAGTGGAAGCCTTCACTTAAGTCTTCATATGATCCTAATTCTTCAAAGTCATACTCAACAGAAAAGTAAGACGCGGAACCATAGATTCTTACATCTGTTTGTCTTACTACTTCTAATAACTGCGCTCCATATACAGGAGGAAATCCTTCCCCCGCAGTTGAAATCGCTACTTCAAAAGTTTCAAGGATAATTCGCTTAAGTGCTATCTCTGCTTTCTCACTAGCAACTCTAAACGCCTCTTCGTATAAGGCTGGAGCGCGATTAAGTGTTTGGCGTAGTTGCTCATGCCCTGTAACACGAATACCTATTGGCATGATGCTTCACCTACTCTACGTCTTGGCCGAATCCTATAATCGTATGAATATCTCGGGTATAGTCATTAAAGTTATCTAGGATTACTTTCTTTATTTGTGGGAAGTTTAACTTGTCTTCCTTCTGTAATCTTTCTAATGAGTCAAGAGATAACTTACAATACATCCGCTTTCTTTTTTCTATATCTGCGGCAGCTTCTACAAGGGCCACACCATTTATCTTGTTGTGTTCAAATTGTTGGTTACAACTCGGGCAAACTACAATATTTGATTCAAATCTCATTTCCTATCCCTTTCCTTTACGATGGTCGTTCTCCACTATTTTTAAGCACTATTCTATAACGATTAGGCTCGGGAGCGCCGACAGGTATAATTTTAATAATCTGCATATCATGATCATCGACAACGACCTTATTATCTAAACTCTGTGTTGCCTCTGCAATACTGCGATAAGAAGGATCAATGGTTACTGTAGCATCTCCTAGGAAATACTTTCCTCCCGGTGAGGCTGTAACA